CGTATCTTGTACGCAATCAAAGAGGCAGACGATGCGTCCCAAGTACGAGACTGAAAAGGACATCGCCAACGAGCGGCTGGTCGCCGACGCGCTGGCTGAACACGGCTATGAGGTTTACAAGCTGCCGATCCAGTACCGGCTGGACTGGTTGTTGAGATACAACGGCAACCCGATTGCATTCGCCGAGGTAAAGACGCGCAACTGCAACAAGGACACTTACCCAACGGTGATGATCAGCCTGAGCAAGGTCATCCACGCCCGGATGCTGGCAGAGGCGACCAACTTGCCGTGTTATTTAATTTTATTTTATCGTGACTGCATCGCACGAGTGAATTTTGACGATGCTTTCACGGTAAATCCCGGTGGTAGGTCAGACCGAAACGATCCGCAGGATCTGGACGTCTGCGCCTACTACCCGGTCGAGCGGCTGACAGTGATCAGCCAAAACAGTAACCGTTAACGTTCAGGAGAAAACAATGGCGTTAGGTTTTTCAGAGGCTTCCAGTGGTGGGGGCGACTTCCTTCCAATCATCAAGTATTCGGCACAGAGCGGTGACTTTGTGCGGCAGGAGCGGCAGCAGCAGCCAGACAATACGTGGCTCAAGTCGGACGCTGAGATGCCGTATCCCATCAGCATTGCAATGGATATGGATGGCATTGAGGTTGGCTGGATGTCCTTTGCCAATGGCCCGGACTTCCAGATGGTGAAGCTCGGCGACGCAAAGCCGGCCAAGCCATCGGCAGACCACAATGAGGGCTTCAGGATCAAGGTCTACAACAAGGAGATTGGTGTGCGTGAGTGGTCCAGCTCGTCAAAGGTGGTGAAGACCGCGATGAACAAGCTGCACGACGCCTACATTGCCGGCAAGGATGCAAACCCCGGCAAGGTGCCGGTGGTGACCATCGAAGGCACCGAGCGTGTGACCATCAATACGCCCAAGGGTGAGCTGGTGTTCAAGGCTCCAAAGTTTGCGCCGATCACGCAGTGGATCGACGCTGACGCATTTGCTGCTGCCTCCCCAGCGGCGGCACCCGCGCAGGCAGAACCTGCACCGCAACCTCCAGCGGCGACAGGTAGCGACCTGTTCTAGCGCGTGAGGCTGGTGCCAGTTGTCTCCCGGCTGGCACCAGCCAACATTTTTGGGGGCGGGAGAATGGGGATTTAGATGAGCAACATTGCAAGTTACATCGAACAGGTGGCCCGGCACTACAAAGGTGAGCCGACAAGCAAGCGAGGCACCGAGCTGCGTTGGGGGACGCACGGCAGCTTCTCTGTGGATCTGCGGAAGGGTACTTGGTTCGATCATGAGATGAACACGGGCGGGGGCGTAATCGATTTGGTGCGCCTTAACGAGCCGGCCAGTCTGAATGGCGGCATCAGTGACGTTCTGGCTGACAAGTTTGGGATCCAGCCACAGCAGCAGAAGGCGCTGACGCCGGCAAAGTATCTGGCCAAGCAATATGACTATTATGACAGCGACGGTGTGCTGCGCTATCAGGTGCAGCGGTTCGAGCCGAAGACGTTCAGGCAGCGCAGGCCCGACGACAAGGGCGGGTGGCTGTACAACCTGAACGACGTTGAGGCATTGCCGTTTAATTTGGTGGGCATGATCCAGAACCCGGACGCGCCCATCTTTATCGTGGAAGGCGAGAAGGCAGCCGAGAGGCTGTGTCAGCTAGGCTTGGTGGCCAGCACCAATCACGGCGGCGCAAAGAACTGGAAGCCGGAGCTGAACCAATACTTCAGAGGCCGCAACGTCATCGTGCTGCCCGACAATGATGATGCCGGCAGGGCACACGCGGACGTGGTCATCAGCCAACTGTACGGCACAGCCAATGCAATCAAGCGCGTGGATCTGCCGGGGGCCGAGAAGGATGACGTTGTTGACTGGCTGTTCAACGGCGGCGACACGCAGCAACTGATGGAGCTGGTGAGGGCGACGCCGCCCATAGCGGCAGAGCCGGAGCCAGCGGAGCCGGAGGAAATGCCCGACATATACCCGCTGTATGACGAGGCATATCTGATGTCGATGCCACCAGTGGAGTGGATGGTCGAGGGTGTGTTGACCAAGCACGGCTTTGCTGTGCTGTACGGTGCGCCGGGTACAGGCAAGTCGTTTATTGCCATCGATATGGCGCTGTGTATGGCGCACAACAGGCCGTGGCACGGTCGGTCTACAAAGGCCGGCAGCGTGCTTTACATAGCCGGTGAGGGCGTCGGTGGCCTCGGCAAGCGCGTCAAGGCTCACAAGCTGCACAACGGCATTGAGGGCAATGGATCGCTGAAGGTGCTGCCCGTGGCCGTAGACATGATTGACCCGGAGAGTGTGGAGAAGCTGCTGCGAACCATTGACAGCCTCAACACAGAGTTTAGCTGTCTGGTGATCGACACGGTGGCGAGATCAATGACCGGCGAGGAAAACAGCGCGACAGATATGTCGGCGTTTGTGCGTGGATGTGACGCCATCAAGCACCACACTGGGTGCGGACTGCTGGCCATACATCACGCCGGCAAGGACGCCAGTCGCGGCATCAACAGCATGCGAGGATCGTCAGCATTGGCTGGTGCCGCTGATACAGTGCTGGCCGTTGCCAAGTCTGAAAGCATTGTCTCACTGTCGATGGAAAAGCAGAAGGACGCAGATGTGATGGACAAGATCACGTTTGAGATGGTGCCGATTGCTCTGATGGATGACAGCAGTGTGGTCCTGAAGCCGATTGAGGCAGAGGTGACGACAAAGAAGCAGAGCCTGTCGGCGAGGCAGTACCACGCGATGCAGGCGCTCAAAAATACGATGGTGAAAGCGGGGTCAACCATCATCTCCTCCAGCCTTTGGCATGACGCCCACAAGGTGAAATCGCCCGATCTTACGCCGCAACAGCGCAAGGATGCGCGTCAGGGGCTGCAAGACAAGGGTGTGGTGACGGTTGATGAAGGCAAAGTGTGGATAAACAAAGAGATAGAGAAAAATGTGGGGTGACCATCTTATGCGTATCGCACCCTCATCGCAGGGTGGGTGGGGTGTGATGATCTTTAGATCACACCCTACCATCGCACCCTACGCAAATGGAGGTAAGTTTAATGGCTAAAAGACCGAGAAAACCGAGCAAGGCATACTTTGCGCCTAGTGCGGCACACGAGCGGCGCATGCAGCAGAGCCTGCATGATTACGATGAGGTGGTGAGCAAGCTGGAGCTGAAGTGGGGCGTGGACAGATTGCCGTGGCTTGCAGGGCAGGATCTGCGTGAGAGGTTCGAGGCGCAGATGGAGAAGCTCAACCAATCCATCGACACGCGCGTGGATGTGGAGCATCAGGTCGAGGTGACCAAGCGTGGGCTGGCTGCACTGGAGCAGGCTGCAATCAATAATGGTGCGGAGCCGCTCAGTGGTGAATACATCGAGGCGGCAATGCCTGACGGCAGGGTGCTGGCGATTGTGAAGACCAGCTACGATGTGGCGAAGGTCAAGCGCGAGAGCCGTGATCTGGTGGTGTATAGTGCTGACGAATTGGCTATGATGATAGCCAAGATGGAAGAGGACAAGGCTGGTGCGCTGCTGGGCAAGATCAAGGACACGTTCCCCGGATCTGTGGTGGAGAGTGTCAGGCCGAAGACTGAGACAGAGGAGCTGATCGATGACGCTATCCCTTTCTGAGAACAAGCGCCCGTGGTCGGTGATGCCGATGCGTGCGTTTGTGGATCGCCAGCTCAAAGACAGGGAGCTGCGCGTGCTGGGTGCGCTGTGTTCATTCACCAACAGGGCAGGCGTGTGCTGGCCGTCAATGGTGACGCTGTGTGAGGTGAGCGGGTTCAAGGAACGCAAGAGCATCCACGAGGCGCTGAAGGTGCTGAAGCGGCGCAAGTACGTCAGGCAGTTGCAATCAAAGGATTACCAAGAGACGATAAGCGGCTGGAAGAGCAACAGGTATCAGGTGCTGTGGGATGGCGATGAGCCTATGCCAACGTGGGAAGAGATACATATCGCCAAGCCGTTGCAGCTTGTGCGCGACCAAGACGATGGGCCAGAAGAAGCAGGGGGTCTGGGGGATGGACAATCGCTCTCTCACACGCGAGGCTTGCTCGGCCAGCCCGACCCGGAGTTAACCGAGATCCAGTTGACAGCCGAGGCTATCTGCCACGCCTACATCCGCGCCGTGATGCAGGCGACCGGGCAGGTGCGCCTGTTCGACAACGAGATCACACAGGCTCGGCGGCTGGCTGTCGAGGGCCACAGTCCGGCAGACGTAATGGCAGCAACGCTCAACGTCTGCGACCGGGCGCTGGAGCGAAGGGCAGGGGTGCCGGCTCTCGCTGACGTTGCGAGGAGCCTTGCCGATGCGTAGCGCGACGCAAACGTCGGTTTGCTTTTGTACGCGCCACAGGATTGCCGGCTTGCGTGTGGCCACAGCACAGAAGCGACCCCTTTCCCCCTGCCCCTCCCTCTATATCGATAGGGGTCTTACACAAAATTTTCCCCACATCCGGGCAATGCTATGATTGAGCAGGGCGATGGCACTTTCGCGGATCTCTTGCGTCTGGATCTTTGCCCCAAATGCGAGAGCGCGCTGAACAAGCAATCCGACAACGGCTTGCGCATTGAGCGCCACTGCCCGGTGTGCAATCTTAGGATCATCGAATACAGGGATAAGGACAGAGGCAATGGATAGATTTGACTTGCTCGACGCGGCAAAAGAGACAGTCGCGGATCGCGCGGATGACTATGGCACGCCGTGGCAGAACCACGAGCGGATCGCGGTCATGTGGACCGCCGTCCTCGGCATTGAGGTTGAGCCGGAGCAGGTCGCGCTTTGTCTTGCGTCGATGAAGATTGCGCGGCTGGCGACAAACCTTGATCATCAGGATAGCTGGGTGGATCTGGCTGGATACGCGGCAACAGGATCGGAGTGTTTGCATGAGCGCGAAAAAACCGCCGACGATTAGACAGCAGCGCGCCGCGCTTGCGTCTCAGGACGAGGAGCGGCGCGAGGCTGTCGTGCAGGAGCTGGAGGCGATTGGTGCCGGTGAGGCCACTGATGTCATCCAGTGGGACGATATGGGCCGCGTCACGCTGACGCCGTCCGCTGCACTGCCTGAGCGCGCACGTCGCAGTATCAAGAAGGTGAAGGTCACGCCCAATCAGTTTGGCAACACGATTGAGGTTGAGATGCACGACAAGATCGCGGCGCTGCGTCTGTTGGCGAAGCATCGCGGGCTGCTGGAGCCGAATGCCGACAATCAGAAGCCGTCTATGATTGGCATCAACATCACCGGCCCGAGGGCGACGATTGTCGATGTGGAGGGCGACGATGGCTGAAGTCATCAGTCTCAGCGACTATATGGCGGCCCGGTTCTTCCCGGAGGATGTCGTCTGTGGCCATTGTGAGGCTGACACTAGGGGCCGGGTGTACGACAGCAGCGCCTGCGTTCTCTGCACTGAGTGTGGTGAGCCGCTTTTGATTATTGCGCCGGAGGACTATCACGGGTTTACGGTTGTAACATTTAGGCCGGAGGATTAATGGCTAGGTCACCACGCGCGACTGACAGGTCGCCACGCAGGCGCAAGCAGCCCACGACTGAGGCGCTTGCCGGTTTGAATTTGGATTTTTCGAGTAGCCCAACGGTATGGCAGTTTTTGAACGACGACAGCTTTGTGCGTGGCTTGATGGGGCCGGTCGGCTCTGGGAAGACTTTCGCTTCATTGGCCGAGGTTATGTTGAGGGCAGTGAAGCAGGAGCCGTCGCCTATCGACAATATCCGCTATACCAGATTTGCCGTGATACGAAACAGCTACCCGGAATTGCGGACGACGACGATCAAGACGTGGCAGGAGATCTTCCCTGAGAATGTCTGGGGGGCGATGCGCTGGTCGCCGCCGATCACCCACCACATCAAGCTGCCACCGCGCGACGGTGCGGCTGGTATCGATTGTGAGGTGATTTTTCTTGCGTTGGATCAGCCACGCGATATCCGAAAATTGCTCAGTCTTGAATTATCGGGGGGATTCATCGATGAGGCTAGAGAGATCCCAAAGGCGGTGGTCGATGGATTGACCAGCCGCGTCGGTCGTTACCCGACTAGGGCCAATGGCGGCTGCACTTGGCGCGGCGTGTGGATGTCCACCAACCCGATGGACAGCGACCACTGGTGGCCTAACCTCGCCGAGAAGAACCCCATTCGCGGCAAGTACCCGTGGAAATTCTACAAGCAGCCCGGCGGCGTCGTTGAGGGTACTGCCGAGCATGAGGAGAATATCTTTGCCGCCGGCAAGCACTGGATCAACAACCCGCGCGCCGAGAACATTGGCAACCTGCCGCCCGGCTATTACGAGCAGCAGCTTGCCGGCAAATCACTGGATTGGATCCAGTGCTATGCCGGTGCGCAGTATGTCTATGTGCAGGATGGCAAGCCGGTGTGGCCTGAGTTTTCCGACAGCGTGATGTCTGGCGACGTTGAGATTGAGCCGGGCTGGCCTGTACATATCGGGTTGGACTTTGGCTTGACGCCGGCTGCCGTGTTTGGGCAGAAGATGGCGAATGGTCGCTGGCATGTGGTCCACGAGCTGGTCGCGTTTGATATGGGTCTGGAGCGGTTCTGTCACCATCTTGTGGCTGACATCCAGCAGCACTTCCCCAAGTCTGACGTGTTGATCTGGGGCGACCCAGCCGGCGTGAAGCGCGACGAGATCTTCGAGGTGACCGCGTTTGAGCATATGCGCACACTGGGCTTGCACGCTAGGCCGACCAGCAGCAACGACTTTATGGTGCGCCGCGAGGCCGGCGCTATGCCGATGAACCGGATGGTCGCCGGCAAGCCCGGCCTAGTGGTGAATAGCAAATGCACCCGCACCCGCAAGTCACTGGCCGGAGGCTATCACTTCAAGCGGATTGCTGTCGGGGCCGGGTATGAGCGGTTCCGCGACGCGCCGAATAAGAATGAACACAGCCACGTCGGCGATGCGTTTGGCTATTTGATGCTTGGTGCCGGTGAGGTGCGCTCGATTACGCGCAACAGCCAGTTCAGCCAGCAATTCAAGCAGCTCAAGGCCAACACTGACTTCAGCATCTTCTGATGATTACCAACAACCCCGGCATTGCCTTTGTGCCATTCCACTGGGGCCACGCCTACGCGATGGACCTGCGCCCGTTTGACGCCGAATATTTCGACAGCGTGCCGAATTTTCGGGAGATGCTGCGCCAGTATCAGGCGACAGGCAACGCGCAGACCGCGATGGCCGGCGGCAAGATCCTGTGTTGCTTCGGCTATGTGAAGATGTGGCATCAGGTTGCGGAGATGTGGATGCTGACTAGCGACCAGATTGCATCGCATCCGGTTGCGCTCACTAGGGGCGCACAACGACATATCAACTGCATTGCGTCCAAAGAGAAACTGCAACGGTTGCAAGTAACTGTAAATACACGACATGACCTTGCTATGCGGTGGGCAGATGCGTTAAAATTCACCCGCGAGGGCGTCCTGCGAAACTATGGTGCAGACGGCGCTGACTACATGATGTTTGCGAGGTACTTTTGATGGGTGGCTTGATCAGTCCCAGAATACCATCCCCGCCACCGCCGGACCCGGAGGTGGTCGCGGCACAGGAACGTCAGGAGCAGCGCCTGACCGAGCAGGAGCGTCAGAAGATGGCGCAGATCGCCGCCCGGCGTAGGGCGCGCATGATTGGTGGCCGCCGCTCGTTGCTGTCGCCAGAACGCCCTGACGCTGAGATGGGCATCCAAGAGACGCTGGGGTAAGTTATGGCAGATCGACGCGGTGAAAGTGCATTCTCTGGCGGCGCTTCTTTTGGTGGTCGCAGCAGGTCAGCCCCAAGTCGCAGCCCAAGTCAGCAGCGGCAGCAGGCCATTCAAAACATTCAACAACGCGAAGAGCGCGCGCAAGCGCAGCCAATGATCCCATCGCTTGCGGCGATTATTGGCGGCGGCATTGGCAGTGCTATGCGGAACCTGATGATACGCCAGATTGAGGCCGGCGGCACGCCAGTCCGCGAGAACGGTATGGTCATCGGCGTGATGTCGAATGGCCGCTACACGGGCCGCCAGCGCGAGGCAGACCGTCTGGCTATGCAGGAGGCCAATCGTGGCGATGGTGCCGCGCCGGCAGCCCAGATGGGCGCGGCTGCGCCACAGCCGGCAGCAGAGCCAACTGCTGTGCGCCGCTCGGCACTGTCGCAGCAGATTGAGGAAGAGAACCGCCGCCGCCGCGCAGCAGGCTTGCGTCGCCTCGGCACGCGCTCACTGCTGAGTGGCGACAGATTTACCGCCGACACATTAGGAGCTGGATAATGCCAAAGGTCGTATCTAAAGAGGGCAAGACCCGCCATTTCGCCTACAGCAAGGCCGGGATGTCGGCTGCAAAAGAGTATGCACGACAGACGGGTGGCCGTGTCACTGACGCCAATATGAAGAGCAAGATGGCGAAGAAGAAGGGCGGCAGTTATGGAAAAGCCTAAGCAGGTCTGGGACAAGAAGCGCCCCAAGGGGCTGGGCAAGTCCAAGTCGCTGTCGTCTGCGCAGAAGCGCACAGCTATGCGCGCCGCCAAGAAGGCCGGGCGTCCCTATCCAAATTTGGTCGATAACATGAGGGCGGCCCGTGGCTAGCCCAGCTTGGACACGCAAGGCCGGCAAGAACCCGAAGGGTGGCCTGAATGAGGCTGGCCGTCGCTCGGCCAAGGCTCAGGGCATGAACCTCAAGCGCCCGGTCAAGTCTGGCGACAACCCGCGCCGGGCCAGCTTCCTCGCGCGTATGGGCGGCATGCCCGGACCTGAATATAAGGACGGCGAACCCACGCGCCTGACCTTGTCGCTGCGCGCTTGGGGCGCTAGCTCCAAGGCAGACGCGAAGAAGAAGGCCGCAGCAATCAGCAAGAGGAATGAAGCCAGTGCATAGTGTCGAGCAAATCATGAAGCGGCACGAGGCCGCGCAGCGTCGCAAGGACAACTGGCGGCAGATCTATGAAGACTGCTATGAATTCGGCCTGCCGCAGCGCAATCTGTATGATGGCTATTACGAGGGCGGCGGTTCGCCCGGCCAGAACAAGATGGTGCGCGTGTTTGACAGCACCGCCATCAATGCCGTCCAGCGTTTCGCCAACCGCATCCAGTCGGGCCTGTTCCCGCCATACGCCAACTGGTGCCGGCTGGAGCCGGGCGCAGATATCCCGCAGGACCGCGCCATTGAGGCGCAGGCCGCGCTGGATATCTATTCCGAAAAAATGTTCTCGGTCCTGCGCCAGTCCAACTTTGATCTGGCGATGGGTGAGTTCCTGCTTGACCTGTCGGTCGGCACCGCCGTGATGCTGATCCAAGAGGGCGACGACATCACGCCCATCCGCTTCACGTCTGTGCCACAGTATCTGGTCGCCATCGAAGAGGGCGCGCACGGCAAGGTTGACAATGTTTACCGCCGCATGCGCCTGAAGGGTGAGGCCATCCAGCAGCACTGGCAGGACGCCGAGCTGCCGGATCGTCTGGAGCGCATGATCGCGGAAAAGCCGACGCAGGAAATCGAGCTGCTAGAGGCCACGCTGTATGACATTGAGCAGGGTGATTTCTGCTATCACGTCATCTGGCCGGAAGGAAAAAGCCAGCTCCTGACACGCCGCATGAAATCATCGCCGTGGATCGTCGCGCGCTACATGAAAGTGGCCGGCGAAGTTTATGGGCGAGGTCCGCTCGTCACAGCTATCCCAGACATCAAGACCCTCAACAAAACGCTGGAGCTGCTTTTGAAGAACGCCAGCCTGTCCATCGCCGGCGTCTACACGGCGGCAGACGATGGCGTCCTGAACCCGCAGACTATCCGCATCGCGCCGGGTGCCATCATTCCAGTGGCGCGCAACGGTGGCCCACAGGGTGAGAGCTTGCGGCAGATGCCGCGCTCCGGCGACTTCAACGTCAGCCAGATCGTGATCAACGACCTGCGCATGAACATCAAAAAAATTATGATGGATGACACGCTGCCACCAGACAACATGTCTGCCCGGTCAGCCACGGAGGTGTCGGCCAAGCTGTCTGAGCTGGCCAGCAATCTGGGCAGTGCCTTTGGGCGCTTGATCACCGAGACAATGGTGCCGATGATCGCGCGCATATTGTATGTGATGGATGAGCGCGGCCTGATTGAGATGCCGCTGAAGGTCAACGGCCTTGAGGTCAAGGTTGTGCCGATCAGCCCCATCGCTCAGGCGCAGTCGATGGGTGACATTGAGAAGATCATGCAGTGGGTGCAGATGGCATCCGCGCTCGGCCCCGAAGGTCAGATGGCCGTCAAGACCGGCAGCATCCCAGACTATGTGGCTGACAAGATGGGCATCCCGGCAGAGCTTCGCACAACGCCGCAGGAACGCCAGCAGATGATGGAGCAAGCAGCGGCAATGATGCAGGCGCAGGCTCAGGCAGAGGCTCAGGGCCAAGCCCCGGCACCAGCACCAGAAGGAATGTAATCAATGAACCCAGACGGTTGGGAAGGTCTGCAAACCGCAGACCCTGAAATCGCGCACAAACAACAGGTGGACAAGGACGACGTTGATCGTCTCTACCTGCGGGTCTTCGGCAGTGAGGATGGGCAGAAGCTGCTCACCCATCTGCGATCACTGACGATAGAGCAGCCGACTTGGTATCCCGGCGAGGATGCCAGCCACGGCTTTGCTAGAGAGGGCCAGAATAGTCTGGTCCGCGAAATCGAGCGGCGTATCAAAAGAGCGAGAGAGCTATGAACGAAACTGAGGGGCTGTTGGCCGATGCTCAACCAGAGAGCGACGACAACCAGCAGCAAGCCGAAGAGCAGTCTATTTCACACCTGCAACCAGACACCGAGCCATCGCTTGACGATGTTACTCTGGCGTCAGAGGACGAGGAAATCGCCTTTGAAAAGCCGGAGTGGTACCCGGACAAGTTTTGGAATGAGGATGAAGGGCCGGATCTTGAAAATCTGGTCAAGTCTTACAAAGAGATTGAGAAAAAGTTTTCTCAAGGCCAGCATAAGGTTCCAGATGAGTATGATTTATCTGTCTTTGAGGCTGCTGGCATTCCAGAGGATGATGCGCTCCTCTCCAACTATGCAGGCTGGGCTAAGAATTACGGCGTTAGTCAGGCGGCGTTTAACGATCTGGCGCAGACCTTCATTGAGATGGCCAGTGCTGAAAACGAACAGATGGCCGTGTCGCATGAAGAGGAATACAAAAAGCTAGGCCCGAATGCCGACGCCACCATCAAGTCGATGACGACGTGGGCGCAGAGCTTGGTCAACAAGGGCGTCTGGGGCGGCGATGATTTTGAGGAATTCAAGATTATGGCCGGCACAGCGCAGGGCATGCGTGCCTTGCAGAAGGTGCGCAGCTACTACGGTGACAAGCCGATCCCTGTTGATGTCGGGCCGATAGACGGCGCGCCTTCCAAGGAAGAGCTGTCTGCGATGGTTGCCAAGCCTGAGTACCAGAGCGACCCGGCATTCCGCGCGAAAGTCGAGAAGGCTTTCGAGCAGGTCTACGGCAAGCAGGACTATAGCCCGGCCTATTGATAAATCGAGCATCCCCTAATTAAGCGTATTTAGGGGATGCACAGCGGGGGCGTTTACAGCCCCCGCTTTTTTGCATATAATCCCCCTTGACAGACAATCGTTTCCGACCTGTCAAACCCGCTTGGGGGCGTAGCGTGTATGCCCAAGTCGCAGCCCTATATGGACACCTGCTAGGCGCAACCAGTGTTAACTTTTGAAATGGAAGGACTGAGAAATGGCTATTGGCATTTCCAACGCTTTCGTTCAGTTGTTCGATGCCGAGGTGAAGCAGGCATATCAGGGCGCACGCGCTCTGGCAGGCGTCACCCGTGAGCGGACAAATGTCGAAGGCAATCAGGTCAAGTTCCCGAAGATCGGTAAAGGCGTTGCCACCGTGCGGGTTCCACAGACCGACGTAACTCCGCTGAACGTGACCTATTCGCAGGTCACAGCAACGATGTCCGATTACATCGCTGCTGAATACAGCGACATCTTCAACCAGCAGAAGGTCAACTTCGACGAGCGACGCGAACTGGTCGCTGTAGTCGGTAATGCTATTGGTCGTCGTATGGACCAGCTCGTCATTGACGCGCTGAACGCCGCGTCGTCGCCATCCACTGTTGCAACCTCGGTTGGTGGTGCCGGCACGAACATGAACCTTGCAAAGCTGCTTGCAGCCAAGAAGGCTCTCGACACCAACAACGTGCCGGCAGAGGGTCGCTGCATGATCATTCATGCGAATGGCCTGTCTGCGCTTCTCGACGAGACTGAGCTGACCAGCAGCGACTTTGCCACGGTCAAGGCTCTCAGCACCGGCGAGATCGACACGTTCCTTGGCTTCAAGTTCATCACCCTTGGTGACCGCGACGAGGGTGGCCTGCCGCTCCCGTCCACCCGCACCTGCTTCGCATTCCACCGCGACGCAATCGGGCTTGGCATCGGTATGGGCCAGAAGTCTGAAATCAACTACGTCCCTGAGAAGACGAGCTTCCTTGTGTCTTCGATGTTCTCGGCTGGCGCCGTTTCCATCGACGATGAGGGCATCGTCAAAATCTCGGCAACCGAGTAGAGAGGAGACTGACTTATGGCTTTTGCAGCAGCAGGCTTCAATGTCATTGGTGCAGCTAAGAAGGGCAATGCGCCTTCTGTCTACAGCTACACCTCGACCGACTCGATTGCAGACGTAAACACAGAGGGTTATTTCAATGACCTGTCCGACACTCTTGTCGTCGGCGATCTGATTTACTGCGTCACCTCCACTGGCTCTACCGCAGTGGCGACGCTGGTTTACGTTCTGTCAAACACGAGTGGTGTTGTTGATGTGAACGACGGCACCACGCTGGCCAACACAGACACCGACTAAACATAGCGGGGCAGCTTCGGCTGCCCCACTTTCCTTTTTCTGGAGTGCGCAATGGCGGCTGGCGATACCAAACTATCAATATGCTCAGACGCGCTAATCATGCTTGGCGCAACGCCGCTCTCCTCATTCGCCACCGGCACAGACGAGGCTCAAGTCGCGGATCGTCTTTACGATGATGTGCGCGACACAATCCTGATGCAGTATCCATTTAGTTGGACACTGAAGAAGGTGAAGCTGGCACGCCTTGCTGATGCGCCCATTAACGAGTGGAAATATAAGTATCAACTGCCGGGCGATATTCTCGGCAATCCGCGTGCCGTGTTCAGCACCAGTGCGGTTGGTGGCAACCCGGTGCGCGACTTTGAGCTGTACGCCGGTGGCCTTTACACAAATCTGGAGGAGGTCTGGATTGATTATCAGTACCGCCCGGAGCCGGCCACATTCCCGCCTTATTTCGTGCGACTGCTGAAGACGGCGCTGGCCGCTGAATTTGCGGAGCCGATCACAGACCAGATCACCAAGGCAGAGTATTACCACGGCAAGGCATACGGCTCACCCGCCGAGAATATGCGCGGCGGCCTGATGCGCGTTGCTATCAACATTGACGGCGCAAGCCAGCCATCGCAAAACATCCAAGAGTTCCCCATAGCCGACATAAGGTACTAGCATGAGCCGCATCATTCAGATCCAGAATGATTTTACCAGCGGTGAGCTAGATCCGAAGCTGCGTGCGCGCACAGACATCGCGCAGTATAAGTCTGGCCTGACCACGGCACGCAACGTCAGCATCCAGCCGCAGGGCGGTGCAAAGCGCCGGGACGGCACCAAGTTTATTGCGGCGCTGGACAGTGGCGCTGCCAATGCAGTGCGGATGGTGGGCTTTGAATTCAGCGTCAATGACAGCTACATGCTGGTCTTCACGCCCGGCAAAATGTACGTCTTCAAGAATGGCGCGCTGGTCACCGACATCAACGGCAGCGGCAACGACTACCTGACGGTCGCCAGCCTAACCGCCGCCATTCTGCCTGAGATGAATTGGGTGCAGTCTGCCGACACGGTCATTGTGGTCCACGAGGATCTGCCGCCGACTAAGATCGTGCGCGGCGCTACAGATAGCGACTGGACGGCCAGCGTCATTGAGTTCAATCATGTGCCGCTGTATGCGTTTGAGATTGATGTCCACAGTCCGCAGTTTACCATCACGCCGTCTGCGGTCAGCGGCAACATCACTATCACTGCATCGTCGGTGACCACCGACAACGGCACGGCACAGGGGGGTGGGGCCGACACTATCACGTTGAAGGCGGCCAGCAGCTTTGCCGCAGACGACCAGCCCAACGGCATGTTCATTGAATTGACCAGCGGCACCGGCGCTGGACAGAAGCGCCACGTTGAGGACTATGTGGCATCGACCAAAGTGCTGACGGTCTACCCGGCGTGGGACACAGCTCCTGACGCGACAACACACTATGAGGTGAAGGCGTTCAACTCTGCCGCTGTCGGCGAATACGCAACGGTGGCGACGGGCTTTGGCCGGGCGCGCTACGTTGAGTTTGTCAGCGCCACGGTGATGAAGGCTTACGTCGATATCCCGTTCTTTGACACCAGCGCCATCGTCGCCGGCGACTGGAACAGCGAACACGGCTACGAGGAGGTCTGGTCGGCAACGCGCGGCTACCCGCGCAGCGTGACGTTCCACGAGGGCCGCCTGTTCTTTGGCGGCACCAAGAGCCGGCCATCGACACTGTACGGTTCGCGCGTCTCTGATTATTTCAATTTCAATCCCGGCGAGGCTCTGGCTGATGACGGCGTCGAGGCGACGCTGGACACCGGCACGTTCAATGCGATTGTCGATATTTTCTCCGGGCGCAACTTGCAGGTCTTCACGACCGGCGCTGAGTTCTATGTGCCGCAGACGCTGGATGAGCCGATCACGCCCAGCAATCTGATCGTGAAGCAGCAGACCGCCTTCGGCATGAAGCCGGGCATTCGCTTGCAGAACGTGGACGGCTCAACGCTGTTCATCCAGCGTCAGGGCAAGGCACTGCAAGAGTTTGTCTTCAGTGACAGCGTGCAGGCTTACACGTCATCCAAGATCTCACTGCTGTCGTCTCACCTGCTGAAGTCGCCAGAGGAGATGGCAGTGCGCGTCGCCACGTCCACAGACGAGGGCGACCGCCTGATGATCGTAAATGGCGACGATGGCAGCATTGCCTGCTACACGCTGCTGCGCAGTCAGAACGTGATTGCGCCTTCTGAGTGGACTACCGATGGTGAGTTCCTCAACATCGGCGTCGATGTGGATGACATCTATGTGGTGGTCAAGCGCACCATCAACAGCTCGGATGTCTACTATGTCGAGCTGTTCGACGCTGACGTTCTGCTGGACAGTGCCAAGACAGGCGGCGCTGCCAGCTCGGTCACGATGGGCCACCTTGAGGCTGAGACGGTCAAGATCATCCGCGACGGCGTCATTGAGGCAGACCAAATAGTGTCGGGATCACCTTACACTATTACATTCGCCACGGCGGCGACAATCAGCTATCAGGTGGGCATCAACTTCACGCCGGAGGTAAAGACACTGCCGGTGGAGCCAAACCTGTCCAGCGGATCTCTGAAGGGCTTTAAGAAGCGGATCTTTGAGGTCAACGCCGAGCTGTTTGCGACGCAGGCGCTGACGATTAATGGCAAGCTGGTGCCGTTCAGGAATTTTGGCGGCGGCGTTCTGGACAGCGCGGTTGAAGAATTTACCGGCATCAAGACGCTTCACGGTATTTTAGGTTATACTTATGACGGGCAGATCACCATCGGCCAGACTGTGCCGCTGAAGATGACACTGCTGGGTATCGATTACAAAGTGAGCGCGGGGCAATAACATGAGTATGGAAGCAATAGCCGGCATTCAAGCCTTTGCGGCGATAAGCGCGGCCAGAGCTGGTGCGCGTGGCTTAGCAGCACAGGCAACGCAGACGCGCGTGCAAGCGCGCAGTGAGGCGCTGAAATACAAAGCGCAGGGCGTGAAGGTGCTAGACAACATTCTGGCGACCGACGCTGCCATCATCGCTAGGGCTGGCGCTGGTGGCATTGATCCACTGAGTGGCAGCGCGGCAACATTGCGCACGTTTGCAATGGCGAAGGGCGCTGAAGAAAAGTATTTGTCTGACGAGGGCGCGCTTATTGCCTTGCGCTCTGGTATGGCACAGGCAGATCAGTACGAGGCGCAGGCAAGCGCAACGATGATGTCTGGCGTCTTCAACGCCGCAGCAGCATTCGGTCAGGCTTATGCCTTCAATAAATCACTAGGCGCTGCACCGGCACAGACGCTGGAGCCTAGTCTGCAAACAACGGCGACAGGTTAATGGCAGAGCGTCCAAGATATCGCCCACTAGGGGCTGCGATCCCATCGATTTCGACAGTTGACTACGCCGCCACGGGCCGAGCGCAGGCGCGCGTATTTGAGAGCGTGTCGCGCGGTCTGGACGTGATGTCGCGCTATGTTGCGACGCGGGAAGAGGCACGCACCAAACGCGAGGCAGCGCAGTGGGCATTTGAGAACCCGCTGACTATTGAGCAGTTAGAGGCGGCAAAGGCTGGCGGCATCAGCATTGACAGCTTGATTGGCGACAGGGACACCGTCTTTGGGTCTGTGTCTGCTGCCACTTTGGCAGAGAAGCTGACGGCTGACCTTGAGGGGCAGGCAAGAGGCAAGCTGGCTGAATACACCGCGCAGATCGCCGGCGGGGCAAGTGTTGATGTTAACAAAATGTCTACAGACATCAAGTCAATGGTCGATGGGCATTCGGATCTTATTGCCCAGATTGACCCTAGTCTGGCGTCTAAGTATTCAGCATCAATAGCCACTATTGCCGCGCCAGTTTATAGGGCTGGACTTGAAAGAAATTATAAGCTCCAGCAGGCCGTCAAAAAAAATGAATTGGTTATTGCCCAGCAGCAGCTTGGCGCTTCTTTGCGCAATATCTTTGAGCAAGACCGGGGCGCACTTGTTGATGGCGGCACGACCCTAGAGAGCATTGAAGAGGCAGACAAGCAGATCAAAATCATAGAGGGTATGGCAGTCCTCACAAATGACGCTGACATTGTAAAATCTACTGTTGATGAGGCTTACAAGATCCGCGATGAAATAATCAAGGGCGCAGTCATTGACTACGTTTTTGAAGATGAATTTGCCTTTAGTGATATTGGCCGCATATCTAAGATGCGCCAAGGAAACTTTGGCGACAAGACTGCGCTGTTCAATTCGCTGCCGGCTGAACAGCAGGCGGCAATAAGGTCTTCCATCAGGGAACGTATATCTGCGCGTGAGGCAGATATGAAAATCAATCAAGAGCAAATGGACGACAATGATGCGACTGCATTTGCTGGATTAGCGCAGCGATACAATGATGCTGTACCCGGATCTGATGACGAGATGGCGCTTGAAGACCAGATGTTTGACATAGCCATAAGGTCGAACAATCGCGTCACCAACCCATCCGCGATTAATGGCATAGTGTCGGCGAAGAGGACGCGGCTTGCGTCAGATGATAAAGAGCCAACGAACAAAGTCGGCGCTGGGATTTTAACTGGGGAAATATATAACGGCCTAATTCAATCTAATGCGCAGCTTGAAGCTAGGGCTAGAGAGCTTGACGTTCCGGCAAATGATTATGCGCCTCTCTATTCCAAGATAGAGGGATTTGAGGATAAAGATAAAAAAAGGGGCGTTGCCAAAATTCAACGCGCGGCAAAAATATCGCCGGGCAGTGGCGCTGTCCCTACAGGCACCCAAATGGACAAGTTGATTAGTTACACCGACAAAATGGAAGACATATATAAAGAACGCTATCAAGAATGGGAAAGTGGCGGGATGATTGGCCCCGCCCCATCCTATGAAGCTATTGCAGACGAGATCACGACTGCGGCTCAGGAAAGTAAATTTACAACAGCAATCGAAAACAAATTTGGGTCACTGTCTAGCACATACCCAGAGCTTGCAGCTTACTTTACTGAGGAGCGGTTTCAGGAGGTTTTGGATATTGTCAACGACACTGAAATGCTTGAACAAATGGGCCTGACTAAAAAAGAAATAAAACTTTTGCAAAGCCAGTATCAGTTAGACGCGCGGTTCATTCAAAACAATATAGACTCTAGGGATGGCCTTTGATGATGGATGACTTTGACCGCGTAAGAATGCAGAGGTATGTGGCCGATAATGTCACTCCGCGCAGTCGCGCATCTCGGCGTGATGAGGTTATGGCACAGCTCTATGCCACACCGTCCGACGCCGAGCCAAAAGATGCGCCGCAAGAGGATGACACCATCAGGGAAGCAGACCTTCTGCGCGACGAGACTTTTGCTGAATACGCAAGGGATCTTCATAAATTGTATGAGGGTGAGCCGTTCCAAGGAACACAGCGTGAGGCGGCGCAGTATGGCCTCGACATTATGGGTGAGTTTTATTTCAATTTTGCCGGACCGGGGGTTGGCGACAATCCCGGCACATTGATGCAAGCAGGCGTGTTGCTTGCCAGCGGTACAGCAGACAATGCCAAGCAATTCCTTTACATGCTTGACCAGTACGAGCGCCTACCAAATTGGACAGGTTCTGGATTGGCACGAGCCTTTGACGGTATTTTCAGCGACCCAAGCACTTATGCGGGGCTTGCCTCGCTTGGCACAGGCTTTGTGGCGCGCATGATGGCGGCAAGCACTGCGAGGGCTGGCATCAGGTTGCAGCTAAAGAACGTGGCGCAGAAAGCGATGTCATCCGAGGGCGCTGTCGGTGCGTTTACGCGGACAACGGCGCAATACCCTGCGGCGATTACTGGTGGCGTCACAGCGGCACAAGGCAGCATCAGCGACATTGCCGAGCAGGCGATTGAAAGTGAAGCCGGTTATGAGATGGACATTGAGGATCGCATCAAGCGCAATCTCATTGTCACTGGCATCAGCGGCGCTGCTGGCTATGGATTGGCAAAAGGTGCCGGCGTTGTTGGGCGCGGGATCAGTGACACGATGAAGGCGAGGTAATGTGATGGCAGTCAACCCACCCAGAATTGACGAGCTTATTGCCGGCGCATCTGAGGACCGTCCAGATGTCGCGCCGGTAGATGAGGGCATCCAGCCAGTCGGCCTCTTCAGCGGCGCGGCAAAGCCTGCCGCCCGGTCTGCCGCGCATGAGGCGATCAAGCCCCTGCGCCGCAAGGGTGCCAGAACATCGCCAGACTATGTGGTCACTGAGGAAAATGTGGTGCCACCTGCGCCGCAGACAGACACGCCTGAGCCTGTGGTGCCGCCTGTGCAGCCGGATATCGGCACGCCGCCGGTCGCAAAGGAGCCAGCTATAGAGCCACCCGGCCCTGTGTCTGAGGAGCGCCTAGCTGAAATCAGGGAAGAGCGCGCCAGACAAATTGGTACTGCGCGGCAAGCCCCAAGCCCGACAAAAACGCAGCGTCTGGCTGGCGTTGAGGAAGGCCCGGCGCGGACCACGTTCTATGATGATGATGAGCTGGCGGCGACTGTGCAGGCTGTTGCGACAAAGACAGTGGCAGAGACTGGCAAGCAAAGCATCCAGAGCCTGTTTGACAAGGCATTTGAGGCCGGCGTCCCGAAAGAGACGCTGGACAGAATGTTTAAGGGCATAAACCTGCAAAGTGAAATTGGCATCAATAAATTGGCGGTGCAGCTTGCAGGCTTGCAGGCGCTGCATGATGAGAGTGCTGCGAGGGTTGATGCCTTAATGGCAAAGGCGGCGGCTGGTGAGCTTACTGACGCTGGCAAGCTAGAGCTGCGTCAGCAACTGGCCCAGCACGAAATCATTTTCACGCAGCTATCTGGCGCAAAATCTGATGTTGCTCGAAGCATGAACGTCTTCAAGAACATCCGCGACAGAGAGGTCGGCGCTGTTCAGGTTAGGGCTGCGCTCGACAGCTTTGGCGGCGATGACCAGCTCCGCGCCTTGGCAGAAAAATATGTCACCACATCTGGAGGCCGCGCCGCCAAAAACAAGATCATCAAGGCTGGTGTGGTGCGTAAGCTGTATGAGAGCTGGATCTATATGGCGCAGTCTGTGGTGCTGACGGCATTTGACACGCATTTCTATAATGCGCTTGGCGGTGCTTTGTCGATTGCGGCAGATTTGCCAGAGCGTGCAGTCGCCGTGCCTATCGGGGCAACCAGACAGCGTATCGCCAAAATGTTTGGCGCTAAGTATAACGAAGACAGATATTACGGCGATCAAATATTAGCCAGAGCCACTGGCTTCAAAAATGGTCTGATTGATGGCATCCATATGGCCGCTGAAAAAATCAGGCAGAATGATCCATCAGCCAAAGATGCGTCGATGAACCCTGTGTCCAGCGCATATTGGGCCAACACCGAAATCGGCACATTCAGGGGCAAAGTCATATCCACAGGGGATATGGATAACGCCGCCGGCAAAATGGTTGACGCAGTTGGCACTATCTATTCACTGCCATTCCACGCACTCGGCGCTGGCGATGAAATCTTTGGCGGGATTGCGGCGCGAATGGAGCTGCACGAAATGGCCTACGATCATGCCGCGCGTCTGATTGATGAGGTTATCGCCAATGGCGGCAGCATGAAAGAGGCCATCGAGCATGCAGAAAAAGAGACGCTAAAGTTTTTGACAGAGCGCCCCGCTGACGTTGAGGCCTCAGTGCAAGGATGGCGCAAGCAAGCCACGTTGCAGGCTGACATTGACCGCACTAACGCGGCAGGCAAGGGCTTCCACGCTGCAAACAAATTTATTAGCCACCCATTTGTAAAACCGATTGTGCTGTTCTCCAAGACAGTCACGAACATTGGCATTGAGGCCGGGGCTAGGTCGCCGCTGTTCTTTGCGTCGCCGCGCTTCTATACAGAATTCAAGAAGGGCGGCAGGTACAAGGATCTGGCCATCTCCAGAGCCGCCACAGGCAGCGGCCTCATGCTGGCCGGGTATAACGCCGCATATTATGGCCGCACGACAGGCCAAGGGCCGGCAGACACTGAGGATCGAAAGGCCTTAAGAGCAGCCGGCTGGCAACCATTTGCAATGCGTTTTGGCGAGGGTGAGCTTTCATCTGAAACTGTTAAAAGGCTGCGTACTATCTTGGGCGAGGACGCAGTGACCGCCGGCACTGGTGAGTTTACTGGCTACACATATGTGTCACTGCGCCGTCTTGAGCCGATTAGTGCGCCATTGCTTATGGGGGCCGCCTTTGCGGACGCAATGAAATTTAGGCAGTACGACCCGGATGACACGTTTGCTGCGCAAATGGCGTCTGCGTCTGTCGCTGCCATTGCTGAGTATTCTGAAAACCTAAGCTCATTGCAGGCTATGAACGAAATAGCCAGCATCATGAACCAGCGCCAAACAGATGGCGGTAGCAAGGTTCTGGCGATTGTTGATGGTTTGTCCAAAAGATACGCAAGCACGGCTATATCTGGAACGCCCGGCGTTGGCTTGGTTAATAGCACATTTGTGGCGCGCATTGAGGCAATGATGGACCCGACCGTCAGGTCAACAATGATGACAGCAGAACAGATCGAAGCATCAGAAGAAATGTTTGGCACGGTCAAAGGCGTGCGCGGCTTTGTGGAAGCTTACAATAGAATGATGTCGCGCGTCCCGGTTATGTCGGGGAGCCGGATCCCAATCGTCGATGAGTATGGGAATACGCCGGGCCTTGACAAGACGCTGCCCTACACGCCGCTGACGGCAACGGTTGCAGAGAGAAACGAATTGACTGAGATGCTGGCCGCAATCAACCACGGTTACTCAATCCCAAGCAAAAGCTATTTTGGCATCCCGTTGTCTGACGAGGCGTATTATAGGCGCAACGATCTTGCGGCAAACAAGATCATGATTGATGGCATGAGACTGGCAGAAGCCAATCTTTCAGACATCAATGCTTATCTTGATGACCGCGAGACAATGGGGCTGCGGCCACAAGTCGGGGTGATGCAAAGCATTGTGAACAGTAATGTCAGCGCCTACAGGGAGGCGGCGCAGGAGCGTATGTTTGGCAAAACTGTAAAGGGGCCAGATGGAAACATCATGCACACTGGCGAGGCTGTAGGCACGCAGTATGGCCTATCAGACGACAAGATTGAGTTTCCCGGCATTGCGGCTGAAATGGTCTATCAGAAGAACAAGCGCCTAATGTACGGCAACTGATGAATAGTGTATAATCCGACGCAAAGGATGACAGGCAATGGCTGACTACAATATCAACGCTGTGACGCGCCGCGTCGTATTCACCGGGTCTGCCGGGCTGGGGCCGTATGCCTTCACCTTTGAGGTGCTGAACGCTGACGACGTGGCGGTATATTTCAACGCCACCCTGCTGACCGTCACCACCGACTACACAGTCACGATTAACGCCAACGGCACCGGGTCAGTCACCATTGTGACTGGCGGCCTCGTGCCGTCAACGCCGACTGCGTCCGACCAGATCGTCATCGTCGGCGCGCGCGACATTGAGCGCGTCACCGACTTTGTCACTGCCGGCGACCTGCTGGCGTCCAGCCTGAACGAGCAGCTCGACACGCTGACGATCTTTGACCAGCAGGTGGCAGAGGAAAACAAGCGCGCAATGCGTGCGCCTGTCTACGACCCGGCACTGGTTGAGGATGGCGGCGTTGTCGATATGACGCTGCCAGCAAAGGCGTCGCGTGCGAGCAAATATCTGGCCTTTGACAGCGACGGCAACCCGACTGCACTGGCTGGCACGGCTGACCCGCTGGACAGCGTTGACACGGCGCAGCTTGTTGATGACGCCGTGACACAGGCAAAGATTGCTAACGACGCTGTCGGCACAGACCAGCTTGCCGCTGACGCCGTGACACAGGCTAAGATTGCTGACGATGCGGTTGGACAGGCGCAGATTGCGGATGACGCAGTAGGCTCTGCGCAGATTGCGGATGACGCTGTGGCGCTGGCGACGCAGACCACTGGCAACTATGTGGCTGACATCACTGGCGGCAACGCAATTACAACCAGTGGCGGCGGGTCAGAGAACGCAACAGTCACTGTAAATCACGCTGACACTTCCTCCCAAGCCAGTGTCAACAACAGCGGGAATACAGTAATCCAAGATGTTACGCTGGACACCTATGGGCATGTGACCGGCCTGACAAGCACTACAATAAGCACCACCACCCTGCCGGTAAGCTACTATGCAATTGGCGACTACACAATGGCACAAGTCTTCGCGAATGCAACTCAATCTACTGCTGCGGGTGGAACTAGGTCGGGAGGCGACTTACAATCTGTCCAGTTCCAAGCCAGTGATGGGAGCCTTGGCACCAGCTTTGAGAATGCGGCTGTCAGACGGGCTGGTAGTATAGGCAGCGGAACTTGGCGGAATAATTCCAGCAGCGGCGTTTCTGGGCAATTCATTAATATTTGGGTGAGGACTGCATAATGATTGTTACTGTTCAGGATGTTACATATCAAGACGCCCGCAACCCGCGTTGGGCAAATGCGGAGCAAACAATTATTAATCTGGAGGTGGACTTTGACCACCTCCCCGGCTGGTCGCCTTTTGGTGCAGTTGCAACAGGCGACTACCCACACACACATGAGATTTATGCCAGAGCCGTTGCTGGTGATTTTGGCCCGATTGCGGAATACAGCGGCGATTAACAGGAGTTAAGAATGGCAACCGAACTAGCGAGAACCTTCAACAAGTCTGAGCAGATCCAAGCCCTGCCGCTCGGATCCACCCAGACCATCAGCGTAACAAGCAGCAGCGCAGCAAACAGCACCGCCTTTGCTGCTGGCACTACAGTGGTGCGCGTCGTCAGCACCACTGACTGCCACATCGTGTTTGGCACCAGCCCGACTGCGACCACCGGCACGGCCTACCTGCCGGCAAATCAAGTCGAGTATTTCAAGGCTGACGAGGGCGACAAGATCGCCGCAATCCGAGCCAACGCAGACGGAACCTTGTACGTTACAGAGATGGCCTAATGCTTAGAAACCCCGGACTACGCAAGAGCGTCGAGCAACCTGTCCTCGACCTGAACTTTGCCACTGCACAGATTGGCTCTAATGCTGCGCCTGACAGTCGCATCGACTTCAGCCGTGGCACTAATGCGTGGTTCGTGGACAGCGATGGTCTGGTGAAGAAGTCGCCGCATAATCTGATACTGTCTAGTGAGACAATAGTTCATAACTCTTCTGGGTGGCTTGTAGCAGGGGCCAGTCTTGAGGCTAGTTCAGAATCTCCTGATGGAATTGATGGCTCTACAAAGGTTACTTGGACTGGGGTTGGTCAGCTTTACAATTTTACTAGTGGCATTGTTGCGGGTCAGACATACAGGTTTAGCTACTATGTAAAGCTCGGCACAAAATCTAATAATCGTTATGCAGTTTATGACCATACAAATAGTGCTTTTATAAAAACCTCGACCATTGTCTCAGGCGTGTCTTCTTCCGAGTGGACTAGAGTTTACGTTGAAGTTACAGCGCCATCTGGATGCACTCAGATACGTTTTTATCCAGATAGAGCCGAAAGCGCAGGCGAGACAGGAACGACCTTCATAACAGGCGTCCAAGTCTCGCAACACACCATCCTGCCGGTAGACAACCCCTACATCAAAACCGAAGGCAGCGCGGTCTATGCTGCACGGCTCGACCACGACCCGACTTGGTTCATGT